CAGCCACCGACTGCGCGAACGACAGCCGCCGCCCCGACTCCACATGCACGATCGAGAAGGGCGGCGTGGGGCCCGTCACCTCGAACTGCGGGTGACCCGCCGCGGTGCCGATATTCGTCACCGTTACCCGGCCTGTGGAGCCCTGAGCGCCGAACTCGAGGTAGCCCGTGTCGGTGACACCGTCCGTGAAGAGCGGAAACTCCAAGCCGCCAGCCGCGAAGGGGAAGCCTGTCGACTCGTTGATGGTGTCGCCGTAGCGGAGAGGGTCAGCCGCCCACCACTCTTGCGCATACACGACCCGTGTCGGCACGGTCCACCCGATCATGGGTCGATCCGCCACCCGGGCGGACGAGGACATCCGCGGCAGGTCGTCGTCGGCGACTACTACGTCGAGCCGCTGACCATCGGCGCCGACCGAGTTGAGCGTCTGCACCGCCGCAGCGGCGCTCGCGCGCGACAGGCACAAGACCTCGCCGCGCACAGAGATGGACCGCCCCGTGCGGTATGCCGGCGAATCGAACGCACCGTGAGACTGCGGCCGGGCTTCCCCGCTCGACCGGACGCCCGAGCCGCTGTCATCCCATCCGTCGATGCCCGTCAGCACCCACCGGTTGCCGAAGTCGTCAACGCGCGGGGGAGATGCGAACGCGACATCGCCGAGCATCACTGTGCGCGTCACCGAGGCACTCCCGTCATCGCCGCGGCCACCCGCCGGGCAGCCATGTCACCGACCTGCGACTCCGACATGCCGGGCACCGGGTGGATGTTCTGCGTGAGCTGCACGCCGGTCCCGCCGAGAGACGCGCCCATCCGCGCGAGCTGCGCCTGGTTGTAGATGTGGCCGGACTGCGCCGGAACGAATAGCTCGGCTTCCTTCTCGCCCACGATGTACGGACGGCCCGCGGTGACGGGCCCACCCGTGGCGCGACCAGGCACCAGGTGCGGCGTCAGGCCCGGGCTCGACTGGTAGAAGCTCATCGCGTCGCCACGCGCGTTCAGGTAGACCGTCGCGCTCTTCCCGTCGAGCGCAGACACCGCATCACGCAGCGAATCCACCGCGTCACGGCCAGCCGAGAAGCTGTCGCGCGTCTCAACGGCGTCGTCACGCAGCGATCGAAGCGCGACATCGGCCGTGGTTTCCGCAGTCTCGAGCGAACCCTTCAGCCCGTCGAGCTTGTCGCCGACGCCAGGGATCCACCCAAACGCCAGGTCCGCGGCGGTCAGGATCGCCCTCGCGCCGGCAAAGAACGCCGTGGACATCGCGAGCATGGACGTCCGCATGAGGACATCGAGATTCAGGACACCCTCACCCATTGCCAGGAAGGCATCGAGGATGCCAAGCGTCCCCTCGGCAATCGCCACACCGAGGCTGTAGACCTGATCCTTGTTCTCCGTGAACCAGCTCGCCATGCCCTGCAGGACCGGGATTCCCTCATCGCGGAACACGCCGAGAAGGTCCGTCACCACGGGCATCAGCGCAGTGCCGATCTCCGTCTTGACGTTCTCCATCTCGGCCTTGAGCCGCTGCTGCTGCCCCGCGAGCGTGCCCGACTCGCGGGCAAACGCGCCATGAGCATCGGCCGACTGCTCCGTCAGAAGGGCGAGCGTGGCCTGCATCTTGGCATTCGCATCGAGCTCGCCGCCCGTCCCCTCGAGGGACTTCTCAAGAGACGCGTTCGCGCTGATCATGCTTGCCTGCGCGGCCAGCGCCTGCGGTGACTCCTCGCCGTACTTCCGGACGGCCGCGTTGTACTTGTCCTGCGCGAGCGTCGCGCGGATCTGTGCCGCCTCCACCTTCGCGCTGTCCTGCGATGCCTGCACCAGGCCCATCGACATCGCCTTAGCCTTGACCGCGGCCTCGTTGATGCTGATGCCATACCGCTCGATCGGGTCACGCTCACCACGCAGCAGCGACGACAACGCCGACACCGCATCGGACGTGGTCCCGCCGAACTGCGCGGCGAGGTCAGCCCCCATGGCGACGAGGTCACCAGTCTTGATGGCGACCTCATCGAGCGGGACGCCCATGTTCTTGAGTTGGGCACCGAGCACCGTGGCAAGTTCGTTGTACTCGGATCGCGCCAGCCCTACGCTGTCCGCAGCAGCCTCCGCCCACCCGTGAATGGTGTCCGCAGAGTCCTTGAACACCGCATCGACGCCGCCGATGGACTGCTCAAGACCAGAGGCCGAGCCGATCGCGTCAGAGATGTACGACGTGATGCCCTGCACGATCTGCGATCCGCCGATGACGGCGAAAGCGGCAGCGAATGCGCCCGCGAGCTTCATGCCGGCCGCGGCGAACGACTGCTTGCCAGTGCGACCGGCCTCGTCGCCCATCGACTGCCCGCCCGTACGGCCAGCCGCGACGAACGTCGGGCCGACCTGCCCCGACAGGCTCGAGGCGAACCCCTTTGCCGACGGCATCACCGTCAGATACGCGCGCCCGACCTCAGCCATTCCACCCCCCGATCTGCTGTCGCCTGTCGTAGGGGCAATGCCAGAATGGGTCGGTGAGCATGCCGCCCCCGTACCCGCAGCAGCCCGTCATGTACCGGCCCACCCCGTACTCGGGTGCCGCAGTCGCGGGCTTTGTGATCTCGCTGCTCGGCATGCTGGCGACGTTCGGGCTCTTGTCGCCCATAGGCGCCGTGGTCTCCGGCATCGGCCTGGCAGACACCAGCAACCCCGCCATCAAGCGAGGCAGGGGCCTCGCCGGTTGGGGGCTCGGCCTCGGCATCCTCGGGTCACTGTGGCTCGTGCTGTTCGGCCTGGCGTTCCTCGGGAGCCTGATCGGCTGACCGGCCCGCCATCTGTGCGAGCCGCCGCATCGCCTCCTGCGGTGCCATCCGCGGCACCGTCGTCTGCCCCGGGCGACGCAGCGGCACAGGCATGTCACGACCCTCATGCCCGGCCTTCGTCTGCTGCCACGCCAGTACCCGCAGACCATCGACAGTCGCAGCCATCAGGTCCCGCTCAGGCGTCCACCACTCCTCGGGCGGCGCTGTCGGCTTCCCGACACCAGGCGGACGCGTGCGGCGGTTGTGCCGCCACAGCGCCGTGCCATCCAGCGGCAGATGCCGGATCAGCGCACCCAGGCGCCGCAGAGTCAGTCGCCCCGTGAAAAGGTCACCGAGCGACAGCCCGTGAAGGGACTGCAGGTCGGCGTCGATGGCCTCGCCGGCCTCAGACTCGATCAGTCCGACGAGGCCCCGGATTCCCCCGGTTCCATCCCCGCGTGCGCGAGCCAGCCAGCCGTGAGCTTGCCGACGACGTCACCGTGGCGCGTCAGCACGAGGTTCGCCGCCGCACGACCGGCGGGCTTCCACCCGCCCTCACCGTCGGACACCTCGGCCACCTCACGCAGCACCACATGCAGCCGACCGGAGTCGACAGCGATCTGCTGCCCGAGCGTCAGATCCGCGATGTGCGGCACCCGCCACGCCTTGCCGTCGGCGTCGAACTCCCACGGGCTGCGGGTCGCCTCGTGCTCGATGACGTCGAGGTTGAACCGGCTCACGCGCCGCCCTCGATCCACGACGTGTTGTAGATCGTGGGCTCGCCGTACCACGTGATCGTGATGCCGTAGCCCGTGACCGCACCGTACGTGGTGACGCGGTCGGCCATCGCCGTGACCTCACCCTCGCCCACGATGCGCTCGACCTCGCCGTCCGCGTTGACCTTGTCGACCACGTAGACGCGCCGACCGTTCGCACGGCCCGGGTTCCAGGTCACAGAGCCCGTCGCGGTGTCGACGTCCTCGCCGTAGTAGAGGCTCGCGTTCGCCGCGTTCTGCTGCAGCAGGACCAGCGACGTCGTACCGGTACCCTCGGTGACGGTCTCCGCGATCAACTGGTTGTTCTGGAAAGCGCGCGTGGGGTTCGTCGACTTCGAGGACGACTGCGTGACACCCTCGGACGACCAGAAGCCGTGACCCACGTAGTCGTTCGGCAGGGCGGCCGTCGCGGACGTGGGCCGGGCGGTGCCGGAGGGGGCCGAGTACAGCGCCCCGTCGATGTAGATGGCGTCCGCGGCCTCAGCCACGTCCAGACCGGCGTCGACAGACATGATGTTCTCCCTCGTGTCAGGCGGTGGTGAGCGGGGCGCCCGTGACGATGAGGTCGACGGACATGTAGCGGTGGGGCTTGCCGGAGTCATCAGGGACCGGGTAGGGACCGAAAGAGCCGGTGCACGCGACCACAGGGCCACTGCCGGCAGACGCCTCGAGCAGCGCACAGACGAGGCGGGCCAGGTCGGAGCAGTCCTCGTCGGTGGCGGACCAGACGTTGACGCCGATGCCCGAGGATCGGGTCACGTCACCGCGTGTGCCGCCGTCGTCGCGGACTGTCACCAGCCGCGCAGGCATCGCCTTGCCGACGTCGGTGCGGACCTGCACGCCGGACGCGTAGGGCTCCGTGCGTGCGGCCAGTGCGGTGCGCAGGTAGTTGACGGCCCACGCCTCGACGTCGGGCCACAGGATCGACGGGCGCAGGACGGTGTTCACCACTCCGCCTCGTTCTCCTGCCGAGCCACCTTGCGGTCATGAGCACGATCGCGAGCCCGCTCGCGCGCCTTCTCGCGCCGACGGAATAGCGCCTTGCCCCGCGCCGCGCGGCTGAGGACGCCCATGCGGGACTCGATCAGCATGGCCTTGCGATCTGTCGCGACCACCCGCACCACTGCGCGATCCGTCGTCGCGTCCACAATCTGCAGTGACGCCTTGTAGGCACCCGTGTCCACCGGCGCACGTCGCTGCGCCTCCGCGAGCATCGGCCGCGCCTCGGCTCGCAGTTCGGCACGAACGGCGGACGAATTCAGGATGCTGCGCATGGTCTGCGAGTTCAGGACGATCTTCACCTTCGCCATCAGCCCTCCACCCTTCGCAGAGTGACGACCAGGCCACCGAGGTCCGTGCCCGACAAGTCATCGCGCCATGCCGAGGGGATGCCGTCGACCTCGTACTCGACGCCATCGACGACCAGCACATCGTCGGAGCGGATGTCCGGGTGCGACTTGAGCCAGTACAGGGTCGGCTTGAACGGGACCATCTCCCGGCCCACCTCGATGCGCTCGCCCGAGTCACGCTCCGGCGCGAACATCGCGCCCGGGATCAGAGTGGGGACGCGCTCGAACGCCGGGTTGCCGTAGCGGTCCGTGCCCGTCTGCTCGTGACGCAGGCGGGTGATCGTGCGGCCCATCAGTCGAGCTCGAAGATCGGGACGCCGGCGATGTCGACGCCGCACGAGCAGTACAAGGCCCCGAACATCAGCGAGCACCACGGCAGATGCGTCGAGCAGCCGCCGACCGTGTCCACCGCATACGCCTTGCTCGGGTCGCTCGTCGCACACAGCGACTGCAGCTGCTCGATCTCACTCGGCCAGAACATGCCCTTGCGCTGCTGCCGCGTGTCGAGCGACTGCCCGAAAGGACCCACCTGCGTCTGCTGGATCGCACCAGTGCCGGCGTCGCGCCAGCGCAGGATCGCCCCTCGGAGGATGGCCTTGACCGCGCCCATCTTGGCCGCGGTCAGGCCCTCCTCGAGGCAGGGAGCGGCGAGGATGGCCATCGCCTCCGCGTCCTCGATCATCGCCTCGGCCTTGACCGGGTCAATGTCGGGGGCGAACGGGGTGAGGTCCGCCGGGATGATGAACATGCCCATCCTCGCCGCCTCCTGGTCAGTCGTCGTCGGATGCGGTCTTGCGAGCCCGACGCTTGGGCGCCTCGGTCTCGCCGTCGCCGAGCGCGGTCCACCCGGAGGCGAACCGGTCGGCCTTGTCGTCAGCCACGCTGACGATCACCTTCGTCTCGTCGTTCACGAAGCGGGCCATCAGGCGTTCGCCACCTTGTCGACCACGACGGAGAAGGCGTCGAGATCCATGACGCCCCAGCCGTAGACGATCTCCGAGCGGAGAGCGATCTGGTTCTTGCGCTTGAGGTCGCCCTGGCCGTCCGGGTCGCCGAAGCGGATCAGCTCGACCGGGACGTTGCGCTGGACGCCCCAGCGGAACGCAGACCAGTCGCCCAGGATCGCCTTGACGTTGGTGTTCGCCGACGCCTCCGGCAGGCCCGAGACCGTGGTCGACGCCGTGGCGCGCAGGCCCTCGAACGAGGACACGTCGAGGCCGAAGCCGAGCTCCGGGTACTTCTTGCGGCCGTCGGAGTAGCGAGCCGTCGCGATCGTCCACGCGTAGGTGGGGTCGAACGCGATGCCGTTGGGCTGGTACCCGTCCGCGATGATCAGGCCGGCGGCCTGCTCGAGCACGACGTCCGGCGTCGTGAGCGTCGCCGTGGTCAGCTCGACCGCGTTCGTGGTCGTCGCGATCCGGTCACCGACGACGATCGAAGCGATCGCCGTGCCGGTCAGCGGGTTGATCCCGTGGAACGCGCCCAGGTCGAGCGCGCGCGCCAGGGCGGTACCCGACTCGTCCGAGAGGGTCTGCAGGACA